TTATATGCTTGCTCAACACACTCACTCATGGATGTGTTCCATGCTCGTGACTGCATCACTAGTGTAACGAATATGTCGCCAATAGCATCCTTGGCTTCATGTTCATCACTAAAGACTATGGCATCCTTTAACTCTTCGACTTCTTCCACTGTCTTTTCGTATTGAGCTACAGGATCAGGGTCAGGGAGGATTCCTTTCTCCTCCCCCCACTGTACAATGAGTTGTTCTAAGTTATCTAAGCTCACCAGTTTTCCCCTTTGGTTTCTTCCATGTTCTTAATCATTCTGTCTAAGTACCAACGTGCTTTCTTTGCATCTTGAAGTGGGTTGGATTTATTCCAAAGGCGTGAGCCTAAGTATTTAAGGACTGTTCCATGACAGTGGTGGATAGCATGATACTTACCCAGCACATCCTCAATGTAGTCAATGGTCTCAATCGTACCCTCAGTGTAATGAGAAGGACTATTGACTTGATCCTCCCCCTCCCATTCATCTTCAAGTACAGTTTCATCAAAGTAATTAACTAGTTGCCCATGTACTACTTTCTGTTTTAGCTTGGGTTCCACAGGATTACCTCTCGTGTTTCAGCATTAAAGTCTTCTGCTCTCAGGATACGAGCCAGCCTTGCGTTCTCTATTGCTACGTCCTCATTCAGTCCTGCCTTTTCAAAAGCAGTAACAGTAGAAGCCCAGTAATCTTCTGAGTCCTCTAAAATTTTTTCTGCTTTTTTCGGCCCAACTTTAGGACAACCTGAATAGTTATCAGTGCTATCCCCTACTAAGGTTTGGTAGTAGAACCAACGATCAGCTTCATCCTGAGTTATCTCAACAAGTTCGCCATCAATGAAATGCCGTCCAGGAATGGTTAGCAAATCTTTATCAAGCGACCAGATCACACAGTTAGGGTCAGTGCCTGCCATGATACCTAGCACATCATCTGCTTCTAGCTTGGGAATAATCATCCCTTTGTACTTGTTATGTAAGTACGTCTTTGCATAGTTAAGCAGCATAGGCTTGCGTGTGTCTTTACGATTAGCCTTGTAGTAAGAAGCAACTTCTTTTCTGAAGTTCTGTTTGTCTGAGATACAAGACACTACATTATTGATACCACTCTGATTCTTGAGCTGGTCAATGAACAACTCCATTAACCTTTCAACATCAGGTTCAAAGGAATGAAGCGTCCACTCACCATCACCCCAATCAATAGGATTCTCAGCAGCAGCCGCAGCTCGGTAAGCTATAATATCTGCATCTAAGTATAGAGTATCACTCATAAGGTTCCTCTTCTTCTTGCTGTCGAGCAAGCTCTTCTTCCTGATCCCTCTTTGTCATGACTTGAATGCCTGTCATTACTTGCACCCACTCAAGGTACGCATCGACAACTAGCTTTGCAGCAAAGGCAATACTGACAACTAGGAAACTGGCAGTTAGTATAAGTTGAAAGAAAAATTCCATATTAGTTACACTCATGTAAGTGATTTAAAACTTTAATGGCATCAGCTACTGGCATCTTAAACCACTCACCACGCCTCTCTTCTGCTATATCAGTAGCCAGCTTGTGTGCTGTTACTTCGGATGCTCTTCGATCTTCTGAAGCTACTGCATACTTAAGCCTGAAGTTACGGAAGGGGCAGGAAGTTTGGTAACCTTTACACCTGTCACTTGCATCAACTGCCATGCCTATCTTCACCCATGCAGGCCAAGCCATGTTAGTAATGACATAGACAAAGCCAGCCTTATGCGAGTCTAGGATCTGGTGGCTATGTGCATCATCCCAGTTCTTGTATCGCCCTGCTTTATGCAGAGGATGTGATCTGGATATGTACTTACCAGCTACATACATTTGCCGTGGGTTATGGTAAGCATTACGCTTATCATGTGTGTCCTTATTATCCTTGTAGTAATAAGGTTTACCTGTGGCTGGGTTAATGTGTGTCTGCCCAGCTTTCTCCGAAGCTGTACTCTGAATCGAGTGGGCATCTGAATTTGTAGTAGTCTTCTGTTTTGTGCATTGCTTTAATGATAAGCTCACCGACCTTCTCCTCTAATCCTTTCTTTACTTGAACCTGAACCTCGTCATGGACGAATGCCACTATCGCAACTTCTTCCTTAGTGTAACCACTATCTTGTAAGTCCTCGACTATTGTGACGTACCAACGCTTACACAATATACTACCGCACGATTGCAGAAGTGTGTTTAATGCAGCGTGGCTATGGCGAACTGGTATACGCCTTTGGTCTAGCCCTTTGATCCATCCTCGCTCGGCTGCTTTGTTCACAGCTTCACGAAGTTTCTTTAGTGCTGGGGTACGATCAAGAAATTTCTTCTTAATCTTCTTACCTTCCTTTGCACCCTTGCCAATGATTGAACCAATCTTTGCATCACCTGCCCCGTACAAAAATCCATAGATGAAAGTTTTTGCTTGCGGACGTGACTCCAATCCTGCTGCCTTTTGATTGGTAGTATGGATGTCACCTTCAAGGATGTCTTTCCCATACTTACCATTGTCATAAGCAGCAGTGTAATGGGCCAGGCATCTCAGCTCTAAGCCTGAAGCATCAGCTCCAAGCAGACTGTAGCCTTTAGGTACTGTAAATAACTCTCTGCATTCTTTACCGAATGGTGCGCCCACACTTGGTACTTGCCCAGTGTTAGGGTTGCTATGTGTGCAGCGAGAAGTAACAGCTCCCATGTGATTAACACGGCCATGAATCTTGCCATTCTTAACAAGCTTCAACCAGCCTTGCTTACCTGTTGCTAACTGCCCTAAGCGTTTAGCTAACATCAGGTACTCACACAGTAACTTAGCCTCTGGCATATCAATGCCTTGTAATACTGATTCATCTACCTTTGGCTCTCCACTTGGAGTGAAGTCCTTTGGCTTCCAGCCTCGCTTCATCAAACGATCAGCGATCTGTTGTCGGGATGAGGGGTTGAACGGAATGACCTTTGTCTTTGTTTTAAGTTCTACGATTGTAGGTTCAAAGGTTGCTATCAGTTCGTCCTCAATCTCCTGCTTGCGCTGGGCTAGTGTAGAGAACAGGGATTCTGCTTTCGATACATCAAACTCAAAGCCATGCTGTTCTTGTAGGAACAACAGCTTCGCCATCTTATGTTCAAGATTGATTGCATCAGCAGAGAACTCCTTCGAAATAATCAGATCATAAAGCTGCTGAGTTACCTGTGTGTCTTGTACACAATACTCTAGCATCTCCATACTGAAGGTATCCCAAGCAGATTCCTGCTCACCGTAATCTCCCTTGAAAGATTTAAGACGATACCCCCAAGCCTTGAGTGAATGTGAACCCCAAAGCTTAGTGGGTATCTTCTTGTTAGTAGCATCTAGCTGCATCATGTTAGGCCAGATGGTTCTTGAGCAAACTAAGGTGTCGAGAATGTCACCAGTGTAAGACCACTGCCAAAGCTTTTCCAAAGCTGGCATGTCGTAGCCTATTAGGTTGTGACCAATTAGCTGGTCAGCTTTCTCCATCACAGGTATACATTTATGTATATCCTTTCCATGATAAGTAAACACGTTATCTGTATCAGGATCCCGTAACACTACACAGTGTATAGTAGTTATATCGTCCAGCAGATTGTCTGCTTCTATGTCTAGTATGTATCTTTGCATTGCCCTGTCTCCGCAGTAGCTGGTTAATGGTGTAGTCTTTCTTCCTCACGGATTACTTGGAACTCTTCAAAGCTAGGCCAACGACCTAAGTCACCTACTTCCTCTTCAAGTTCTGCTAATGAAATAAGATACTTAACGTATTCTTTCCGTGCTCCCTCAATGTAATCATCTATCAAAACTCGATCTCCTCACTGTCTTCACTGAATACAGTCTCAATCATGCGGCCTGTTTCTTTGTTGTATTCCAAGTGACAAGCTACGCCTGTCTCACCTGTCCAACGATTCTTCAGTATTCGCACTGTTGTTAAGTTGGGGTTATCAGCATCCTGCTGGTTTCTTTCTAAGCCAATCACCATATCACTAAGCTGTGCTATAGCGGCTGACCCTCGTAGTTGAGCAAGGGTTGTTACTGCTCCTTCCTCATGACCCTTGTCTCCTGCTGGGCGTTTCAGGTGTGATATTAATATCAATCCTATGTGTAACTCTTCCGTTAGTGTACGGAGTTTGGTCATAGTATTATCAATAAGCCTGCGCTCATCTCCGTCCCCCATTCCAGAAACAACAATACTAAGGTGATCAAGAACGATATAAGAGCAGTTGCACCCCCTAGCCAAGTAGCGAACTTTGGCGAGAAGATTGTCACTGTCTGTAGAACCCCAATGATCGTAAAGATAAACGCTACCACTTCCCACTGTGCGGTCAAAAGCATTTCGGATTTCCTCCTTTTCAATACCATCCATCCCAAGATGGAGTGGCTTGTTTAACTCAATAGCCATGAGGCCCAGCGCAGTACGTTTGACGCTTTCTTCAAGAGCTATGTAGCCAAGAGATTCACCTTGCTTGAGTAGGCTGTGAGCAAACTCACGAGTAAGCTGTGACTTACCAATGCCTGATCCTGCTGTGACTGTAATGATCTCACCCTTGCGTATGCCTTGGGTCTTTTCATTAATGCCGTTGTAAGGATACTGGGCTGCTTCAACATTATCGTCAGCGATAACTATGTCCCATATATCTTCACCAGCTAGGATACCATCAGGTCTGTGAACCTTAGCTTCCCATACTGCATCAACCAGTTCCTTTACTCGGCTGGCTTGCAGCATATCACTCGCATCCTTGAGTGGTAACTTTGCTACCTTGCATTTTCCTGGAGTGAATAGTCCTGCACACTCTTCCGCAGCTTTACGTCCAGCATCATCTTGGTCAAACATCAAGATAACACTGTCGAATTTCTCTAGCCATTCAAGCTGGTTAGATAAGCTACGCTTTGCACCTGCTGCGCCTTGGGCTATCGAGACTACAGGCCATCGGTTCTGTAAGGCTTGGCTCATAGAGAGAGCATCCAGCTCACCCTCGACAACAGTAATCATCTTACCGCCATCACGCCATAGGTGCTGTCCATACAGTCCTGCTTTCTTAGCGTCACCTTTGAATAGAAAGTCCTTGTTAGGGAAGCGTATCTTCTGACCTACTACACGACCATTAACGTCTTTGTAGTTGGCTATCTGTACAGTCTGCCCATTAAAGGTTCCAACTTGGTAACCCCACATTTTACAGGTATCGGCTGATAACTTACGTCTGCCTAGCGCAACGCTGTCACCTTGTACTGGTGTGAATGTAGCTGGTGCTACTGGCGCATCAAACATTTTATTATCCTCCTCTGCGTTAGTGTGGGTGTTGCACGAAAAGCAGTAGTGGTGGCCATCTGAGTACAGAGCATTGGCATCACTGCTCCCACAATGTGGGCAAGCTTCTTTCCTTATTAGTGTGCTTTCTGCTTCACTCTGCATCTTCTTCTAGCCAATAACCGAGCTGCATTAATTCATCTTCAATGATGCAGCACCACTGGTCTAAGTGAGCGAACAACTGTTCAAGATCACGATAGTCACCCTGTTCAAATGAAGCTTGCAGAACTTTCTCAACAAGGGTTGCGTTTACTTTAAGCTCAGATTTTATTTCCATCTTGTATCCACTCCTCTGGTATCTCTTCCCCCTCTGCCCAGAGAAAGCCTTGCCTGTCTGCCCACTCACCACAGGTCATTTTGGTTCCGTCTTTTCTTTTCTTTGCTCCGTGTATCGGAGAGTTTCCACGTTGGAATAGAAAACGAATGTCCAAGTCTGGGTGCTGGGCTTTGACAGCTTTCATCTTTCGCTGTGCGTCCTGTCGGAAGAAGCCTTTAAGTTCTATATAAATGCCATTGACTAGTAGATCAGGATAATACTTACGCTCTACTCTGTAGGGTAAGCAGTGAGGCTCGTACTGATACGAAACCCCACGCTGATCTAATTTACCAATGACCCTTTCCTCAAAAGTCCCCTTCAGCTTGCCCATATTCGGTAGCCTCGTCATCAAAAGGACTGTCATTCGCATCGTCTTTAGCTACTGCTGCTGATACGAAACCATCTTCATCATCAAACATTGAGGAGCCACCACCATATTCAACAAGGTCAATTACCTGCACACCTTTCATACGGAGTGAGACACCGACCTGCTTGGTACTTGCCATCATGTAGGGGATAGGTTCATAGGCTACCTTAATGACTGAGCCATTGCCGATAGCTGTATCCTTATCTATTGGTGTACGCTTGGCATCAACCACAATAGGCTTCTGCTCATAGGTATCACCAGTACGAGTAATGACCTTGGCTTTGAGCTTTAACTTAAACTCAATGTTACCAGTGGGGTCACCATTCTGATCGTACTCAGGTTCATAGGGAGTCTTAGTGGACAGGCCATTCTTTAACTTTGGTTTGGCCTTGATCTCTTCTTCTCGTCGCGCATCAACGAGACCATCAAGATACTCACAAACTTCAACAGCTTCAGCTTCAGGTATGAGTACATTAACTGAGTAGATACCATTAGTATCAAACTTAGTATCAGGCTCAAACACCTTACACCAAAGAGCTTTCCCTTTCATTACGCTAGTTTTACCAGCCATACTTTCTCCTAATATTTAAAGATAATATAGTTACCTAAGTGTAACATTTACACTGGGGCGATAGTGCAACTTTAGGCAAAGAAGTAATCAGACTTTAATATCTGATCTAAGTCTAAGTTACCCTTAGCTGGTGGCTTCGGAAGCTCCACACTATCCCCCAATACTTCACGGGCATGGTCGTATAATTCCTGTAAGACATCATGCTCTTTATACATGGTGACAAACTCTTCCCTTAGTATGTCAACGAGCTTGGGCATATTAGGACTATGTGTTCCATAGCTATCATGCACCATTGCAAAGTCAGTAATCCCTACGTCCAAACAGGAGTTCACTGTCTTAGTTAATGCAGCCGCATCCATTGAGTGAATGAAATTAGGACTGCTACCTGAAGCTGTCTTACTCTTACTGATCGTATCTTCTAGCTGCTGTTGGTAAGCAAGCATCACAATACTGCCATCAATAATAGTTTTAACTCTGCGTAGTTTCAGCTCTGGGTATGCCTGCCTTACCAATAGGTTTGTAGGTGTAATCCACTCCATTGGTTTGTTGTGCTTGGCATAAGTTCTACCCACCTCTTTGACATAGTTCATAACCTCTCGTGCTGAAGTAATCACTGTGCCTATCGCTGCCCATATATGTGCCGCCATGTACAGGGATGGGTTGAAGTAATCATCACCCCAAGGTGACACTGCACCCTTAACCACACGCTCTTCTATGGCCTCCTCAATGTACGCTCGGCAGGCGTGTTGTGTTCCTGAGTATGGCACGATCATAACACTACGCTTTGTAAGCTTACGATCTATGCCAAAGTCTAAGCACTTCTTAGCCATCTCATTACCAAGCCTAGCCTCTACTTCAATACTTCGCTTGGCCTCATTAGCTACGTCAGTGTAAATGTCTTTGGGTAGTGCAGATGGTATTAGGTTTACTGCTGCACCTGCTCTCTCATCTCTGAGTATTGAAGACAAATGCTGCAAGCCGTTACAAGATCCATCTGCTGATGTAGGCTGGTGTGTTATGAAACCTGAGCCTTGCTTAATCCATTGATCCCACTCAAAGCACCAGGCTAAAAACTGCCAAGGCTTGTCAGCGTCAGTCCACCACAGATATTCATAAGGTGCTTCAGCTACCTTAGCCACCTGTTCATTGTGAGCATAAGCCCAGCGCACTCTCTCTTGTAAACTAATCTTGTCTTCACCGAATACATTAGCACCTTGTATAGCTAACCACTCTGCCTCTTCCTCGTTGTTAATTGGAACACCATTAGCAAACTCAAGTGTTGCCTTACCCCAGTCAGCTACCTGTGGAGACATGAAAGATTCTACAGGGTACTTGCGACCACGGAAGTCTAGCTGCCACACAAACCAGAACTCAGGGTACTGGCAGTAGTCCTCAGCTATCTCAATAGTCCGATCAACTTGGATACGCTTTGACATAGACTTACCATTGAACTGGTAGATAGAGTTTCTACGCTTACGCCAATCTTTAAACTGTTCTTTCTCTACCTCACTTAAGTCAGCAGGTTCTTTGTCAAAGGGGTATGGTGGTAAAGGTAAGTCATCCCTTGGTGGAAGACCTGCCCACTCCTGTCCACTGTTCCAAGCCTGTCTGAGTACCTCAATAACTTTCTTGTTAGCTCTCCAAGGTGTAGCTTGTAATGCGTTCACACATTTGTACTCTTCAGACAAATCTCTATTGGATAATTCCTCGAAATATTTTCTAGTATTTTTCCGCATCAGTGTGCCCTCACAAAAGGTAATAAGTTTATAACGTCTGAGTGATAGCCACCCCCAAACAATCCTTCCCAATCTCTAGGTGGTATGATGCAGGGTGAGTAACGGGGACGCTTAGTCATACCAGCCTCGTTAGACTTTTGTATCCATTCGAGAGTCTCAGGTGTAGCTTCAACAAAGGTAGTGGTCTTGTTGCGGCTAGTCTTCTGTCTCTTGATAGCAATGATACCTGTGGTCTGGATAATTATATCAACCATCCGTAGGCCAACGTGGATACGCTCCTCATTAGTCCACTCAGTATCCTTGTATCCATCCTTGTTCATCTTGTGTATCAATCCAGTACGCTTACTGCCTCGACCACTCTTTTCATTAGCTTGTCGGATAATGTTTTCAGCTATCTTACCTTCAGCTTCCAGCCAAACCTGGAGCCTAGCTTGATCCTCAATAAACATCCCAACACCACGGGCTACTTTCATTAAAGTGTAACGCTTACTTATCCCATCAATGACAGTGATAAGTGCTAGGTATGCAACCTGATCTGCATTCATGTTCTTCAATTTTTTTCTAGCAATATCTCTATTAGAAGTTGTAGTGGATTGAAGCTTGGCTACCCCCTTTGAAACTTCCTGGACCACGCTGGCTATCATCATGCGGCCATAGGTGGTTTTGCTTTCGATCCCCTTGCTCGACATTTTATCGTTATTTCTTTGGTATCTTCGGATACCTTCCTGAACCATTTCATACTCTAGTTGGTACTGATCTTCTAATGTGGGCATTCTAGTATTGCCTCCGTAGGCCACAGGTTTAGGCCACACTGGTGGTCAAAGCGCAAAGTCTCTACGCCAGTGTAACAGTTAAGTAGGCCACCAGAATTAACTGGTGAAACCCTTTATTTATATGATGAATAGTGGTTGTTACCTGAGTGTAGCAAATCACCTAGACATTTTAAGTGGTGCGGACGACGGGACTTGAACCCGTATGCCATTGATTAGGCGGCAGATTTTAAGTCTGCTGTGTATACCAATTCCACCACGTCCGCAACTTAGGCCACACATCAGGCCACAAATATTATTCAAGGACACCTACGATCTCCTGTAGATGCTTAGGTGCTAAGTGAGCGTACCTCATGGTAGTCGTGATGGTCTTATGTCCCATCCATTCTTTAACATGAGTAAGTGGTACGCCACCTTGAACCAACCTAGAACAAGTGGTGTGTCGGAACGTATGCCAGACCACATCATCAAGTTCAAGATGGTTTCTTACTCGCTCCCAAGTTGATCTGTGCCAATCCCT